TTGCCCGCATCCTGCTTGGCCGAGAACGTTTCCCCGTTGAGCAGCACGATGCCGGTGTCAGTGAGCAGCGCGGAAGCGTTCGGATCGAGCGTGAGTGCCTGAACCAAGACGTTCCCCGCCTCCGTACCATATGCGTAAAGCGTCACCTTTCTTGTGCTGCTTCCAGTATTGGCGATGTAGATTTTGAGCAGTTCCTTTCGTTTGTTGGCCTCTCCGGTGACAATAGCAGTTGCTGTCGTGCTGAGTGCAGTCTGGCCAAATTTTTTAGGCGTGCGATCCCCTTGAGCCATTTCAAATCATACCTCCCATGGATAAAGTGCGGGCAAGGTTTGTTCTTTTTCTATACAGTTCTGTGATCGCTCCTGCTACGACTTTTGACGTGGTTGGTACGGTGGACATGTCGCCGACATCAGAAACAACCTTGTCCAACTTCGCCTTGTCCGCGCCACTCATCAAGCCACTCGAACCATTCGGCACTGCGTCAGGGATGACGTCCGTTCCACCCGTTATGTGGCTTGTGGCGTGCGGGCCGGGTGTTGCTTCGCCAGTAACCGTGATGTTCAAAGTTTTGGTTGCCGGATTGGTTGTGATTGCTACCCCCGGTCCACCAACGATATTCAGCGTGTCTGTCGGGTTGGTAGCTTGAATGTCATTCACTTGAGAAAACGCGTTCTGATTCACCTGTGCACCAGGTTCGATGCCAGCCAATTTGTCTTTTTCAGCCTGCGTCATGTGGACACCGGTGTCGTTTTTGTGCGCATCAAACGCATCCCAGTTGTCGTTGATTTTTTCGCGCACGTCGCCGATAAAATCTTTGAATTTTTGCGAAGATATGAAATTACCGGTCTGGGCGTTGTTCACCATGTCGATATATTTGTTGTCGTTCAGATGTCCTGCACTCACAGTCCGCTCACCCTCCCGATCCACTTGTCAGAATAAATCTCAACCGGTTCGTCTCTTGGGTTGTCCCACAGAACCTGCACATATTTGGCTTTTTTCTTGAACACTCTCCGGTTAGGCGCATTCACAACATCTGTAAAATCTGCGTTTGCCCACTGCGCTTCATCCCAAGGAGATATATCCCATGCCGCAATCGTGTTTCCCCAGTTTGTATCGTCGTCAACAGCACCGGAACTGTTACTGAAAATTACAATAACGTCCAGCTTTGATGGCACGATCCATTGCCGGGATTCGATCAGGTAATAGTCCCAATAGGATTCGTAGCCGCTGAACTCCAGCCTAAGAAGCGGGCTGTATCGCCTGAAATGAACCGGCGTTCCGCTGGTTTTGTTCTTGTCGTTCCAGTCGGAATACAGGTTTTCGTCGAACTTGTGCAGATGTCCACTGTTTCCGGCAAAGTAACGTACGTTGTTGTACATGACGTAAGACTTGGCGCTAAACGTCAGCCAATCTGGATACCATTGGCCGTTTCGGGTGTCGTAAACCCATGTGTAGTTGACACCTTGGCGTTGGAACGAGAGAAGATAGATTCCTTGTTCGGGATCGAAGAATCCCACAGCTGCCGCTTTTTCTTCTTCCGTCAGCCCCACCTTTTTGAAGTCGATCTGCCCCTGCATAATGGAGCGCGTGGCGTAGATTCTTCCCCCGCCGTCCACGACGGCAAGGTAAACTTCATGCACTTCGTCGTCGGACAGAAAGACGATGGTTTGGACACCGTTGGGATACGTCACCTTTTGAATGCTTCGCGGAGCGACGACGCCGCGTGTGGTGTTGAGAAACTTCGACGTGTCAAAGTTGTCGAAGTTTTCCCCGGTGAGTATGCACCATCCCCTGCGCATCGGGATGAGGCATACGGTGTCAAAGGCGATTCCCGGCCCGTTCACGTAATCGTTGTCCGCGATCAGCTGGAAATACTGCGTTTCCGGCCAGTAGTCGTATTCGTAGCGTTTGGAGTAGAACACTTCGTTGGTTCCGGGGCTAGAAAACACGTGTCCCGAATACTCCCAAAGAAATTTGTGACCCTTGGCGTTGATGTCGGACAAGGCGTTCTTTGGGGCCGGTGACGGATCGTTTGCCGCCGGCGTGACGTTTTTGACCACGGAACCGTCGCATTCTTTGAGATCCCCGCCATCTCCGATAATCATGCGAGATGTCAACTTGGAGTTGGTGAAGCCGACTGTGTAGATGTCCGCCTGGTTAAGCGGATTGTTCATGGTCAGCGGAACAAGCGTTTCGTTACCGTCATATTTGTACAGCGTCGTTCCGCTTGCGGCGTAGATGTCCTCGTTTGCGCTTTGAGACGGCGATGCTTTGTAAGTGGTCAGATGCAAGATGGGAGAACCGAGAGGCGTTGCGGTAACGGGAATGGTTCCGGGCCTCTTGGCAATCGCCCCAATCTTGGACATCCACGCATTCTGCATAAGCGGAGACTGTTCACGCGGAATCTGGCTGAATTGCAGTGCGGTGTTCGCGCCGCCGTATTTTTCTGTAACCAACGTGACTTGTTGCTGAACACCTGCCGGCACATCTCATTCCTCCTTGTCTTTCTCCGACGGAGGACTCCAGTTGGTCGAACCCCTTGCATTGATCGTTGCCTTGATCGTCGCCGTACCTGTCGCGTACTTCTTGATCGCGTCATACTCCTGATAGAAGTTCTTAGGCAGTTTGCACAGCGCAACCACGTCCATGATGAGGTCCCATTGACCGGCAAGCGGGAATTCGACGGTATCGTTTTCGGACGCGACAGGCTTGGGATAGCGAAGATATTTCAGATAATGAACGCCCGTCATTCTCTTGGTGTGGATCGGTTGGTTTTCCGCCTCTCTCCACCATCCCTCGGGCGCGTCCCAAGAAGAACGTTTGAGCGCAAGGTAACCAAACGGCCCATATATCCCAAGCGGTTCGTACATGTCGGTGATGGGCTGGCCGTTTTTCAGAAACGTCTGGTACCCGTCCGACGTTATATCCAGCGTGTCGGATGTTTCCACCAGATAGGCTTGCCTTGCCCGCTTGCGCAGTACAACCGTTGTAAGCTGGCATATGATGCTGTTCTGCGTCGATTCATCCGTGCCCAAGTCTTCCAGTTCCATTTCGGCAAGTTTGCGAATGATGGGCAGTATATCTCTCATCGGAAAGGCCATTATACGACCCTCCTAACGCGGCAGTCGTTTCCTTGTTGCTTACAGAAGGAAACAACGTCGGGATGTTGATACGTCGCGCTTTTGCTCGGCGCTTCAACCTGGATTGTGACGTCGTTTCCGTATTGATCCACAAGCGGGACATATTCCCCGGTTTCGGGGGATTTAACGCTGAAATAGATGGTGTAGAACATGCCATCACCACCGTTCGCGCACGGCCAGACTCGGATTCTGGAACTCGTAATTCTGGATCACTTGCGCCTTGGCCGTTTGATACATGGCCGTTGCACGTTCAAAGTTCCTCCGCGCCACAAGTTCCGTAAGTTTCTCCTGCGTCTCCGGCAAAGAGTAGAAACGCATGGCGCAATAGAATGTGTAGACCGTCATAAACCTGTCTGGCAGGTCGATTTCGTCTGTTATGGCGGTGAAATATTTCAGGTTTTTGTAGTAGTCCACGTTAAGCGTATCAACAAAAGGAAACGGCACGGGGAAATGAATCCGTCCGTTGTAAATCCGATAATTCAGGTTCAAGTCTCTGTTAATTCCGTTGTCGTATTCGCTTTGGAGCCAAAGACGGTTTATCTGTTTCAGATCCGGCGGAAGCGGATAGTCAAGATCGGTCGTGTTAAGCGCGATTTGATAAGTCGGAGCCGGTATGTTGATGTGGGCTCCAATGTCGATGTTGCATTCGTTGCACCAGTTGATAACGGATTGATTTTCAAGCGGTCCGGTTTCGCGCTCCACGAAAAAACGCACGTCTTCAAGCGTTTTCGCCACGGTATCACCGCCTTTTTTAGAACGGGTCGGCGTACACTTGCAGGTTGAAAGACGTTTGGGCCGTCGCTCCGTTGGTGTACTTCACCCGTGCGTAATAGGCGTGGCAGTCAAACGCAAAGGCCAAAGGCGTATTTGCGTTAACGGTCTGCGTTGCCGTTTTGAACCACGTAACCCCGTCTTCGGATTCTTCAAAGTCCAGTGTTCCGTTTTGGTCCGCGTTTACGATGCCCCTGATTTGGTTGTACAGTTCCGTCTTGATCGGACTTCCGACGTAAACCCCGCTTGCTCCGAGTGGCGTCGTCGTCTTGTCCTTGAGCGTCCGCGTGCAACTCATGGGACAATCCCCTTTCCAGTATCTTTTCAAGCAGTTCGTTGGTTCGCCTAACTTCCGCAACCAGCGCGTTAAGCGCGTCGATTTCGAGATGGTACATAGGACACCTCCGAGAAAAGAGGAATAAGGGCAGGGGGTCGGGATGCCCCTTTTCGGCCGGCCTAGCCTAGCCCTTAATTTACCAATTATGGGATTAAGCAGGAAAATGACCGTACAGCCACGTCCAATCCACAGCCCCATGGGTCCAGCGCCCGACGGTTTTGTATTTCATGACTTCGGTATCGAAGTCTTCGATGGAGCCGTTTTCCGGGCGACGACGCCAGTACCACTTGTGGGCCAGCTTCATGCGCGTGGAATCAATCGCGAACCAAGCTTTCCGATTCTTCAGGTACGGGTTCACGATGACTTTGATTTGGCCTTCGTACATGTTGATGTTGAAATTGCCGTTGGTGTCCGGTTCGTACCCTTCACCCTTGCCCGGAATGCCAGCGATTTGGAACGCCCGTCGAGCGTTGTACGGCGAGACCAGCAGGGTATCAGGCACGACTACCAGCGGATTGCCCCGGTCGTCTTTCCACTCCTGCATGGCAACCGCCGTCGCATCCCAAGAATCGATGGACAGCTCGTCCGTGCCTTTGTTGGACTGCACCCCGTCATTCGGGTCCTTGGGATTGATCGGGTGATCCGTCGCACAAAGCGGCTTGCCATCAAAAACTGTGGCGTCATAGGGACGGCCACGGAAGTCGGTACCGGTCGTTTTGTCTGCGTTGTTGAACGTTTCGACAGCGCTCAGTTGGAGCGTCTTGTACACGGCATCCGCCATCGAGCGAATGCGGTCTTTGATCGCCGTCAGTTTCAGATCGTCCACGAAATCACGCTCGATGGTGCGGCCAATGGAGAATTTCTTATGGCGGAAGTATTTCTGACCAAGCTCTTGAATGTCATCGTAGAAGACTTGGTTATTGGAATACTTCCATTCTTCCATCAGACCCTCGCCGCCGATGATCTCAATGGACTCTTCTGCTTTGTTGGAGTTCTCCACGCCGTACAGAAGCGGGATGAAGTCCTTTTTGTTTTTCATCTCCCGCGAAAACAGTTCACGGAAAACGGGTTCAAGTACGTTTTTGTCCCATCTCAATGCGGTTTGCATCTCTCTTTAACCCCCTTCATTACGACAACTGCCGGTTCTTGACTTTGACCCGGCAGGTTTGTTTGGACGTATTGATTTCAATGACAGCGAACGGACCGCCATCGATGTTTGCGGCGTCTACGGAAAGACCGTCTGCGGAAACGTCAGCCGTGTCCACCCCGACAACAAAACCGGGATCGGGTGTACCCGTATAAGGAGCGTCAAAATAATCCCCTTCGCGGGCGAGGATGACTTCCAGCGTTTGGTTGGTGCCAGCAGGAATCGTCTGGTTTGCGAATCCCGCAACCGGCCCGCCGTCTGTTGCTTTCGTCCACCGCCCATTCTCCAATTTCACGGCCTCACCGACGGTGAACGCTTCGCCATCCTTGGCCAGAATGTGCGAAACGCGCCGTTCAGGCGCGCCGTAGTCGTTGAAAACGAATTTGAATGCCATCTTTTCCTTCCCCTCACTTTTTCACGTATTTTCTTGCGGCTTCTTTGGGAAGCCCAAACATGGCAAATGCCGTCGCAAGATCGTCCGGAACTTCCGGTTCCGTCTCGCTGGCGGCATTCGTTTCCGCCTGAGCACGAAGGCCCAAGCGTTGTTCTTTGATCGCCTTCTGAATCGCCTTTTGCGTGACTTGTTCCAGAATCTTGTCACGATGGGCGAGTTCATAGGCGTGTTTGGGATCGTATCCGCGCTCGACGAGTGCTTGCATCTCCGGCGTGAACCAGTCCGGAACGCCGCCTTCGTCGAACGCCTTGGAGGATTCGACCAGTTCAGGATAGGCGTTGTAAAGCTCTTGCCACTTCACGGCAATGGCCCTTTGCCGTTCCGCCTCCTGCTGCCCCCGAAGAATCCGCTCGGCCTCTTTGATGCGCGGATGGTTATTGATCCAGTTGTCGATCTCTTCCGGCTTGAGACCAATGAATTCGGCTTCCTCGCGGAGCTTTTCGCGGATTTCCTGGAACCGGCTTTCCTCCCGCTGTTTCGCCTCTTGTTCGAGGCGGTCAAGATTCGCCAGGTAGTCCTCCACCTTCTCGAACCCGGCGAGTCTGGCAGCCCGCTCAAGGTTTTTGTGGAGTTCCTTCCTGCGTTCGCGTTCCCGGTCAACCACATACGCCTTCTGCACATACTCGGCGATCTGGTCCTCGGGAACCTCGAATTCCCTTTCTTCCTTGTCCACCTTGAGTTTGAAACGGTAGACTTTCTTTTCGGCCTCGCGCTTTTGCTCTGTGGCAGGAGCTTCGCTTTGGCCTTCCTGGGCCTCTGCGGGGCTTTCTGTGACGTTTTCGGTTTCGGGGGATACATTCGTATCGTCCTCGACACCGAACATCGCCAAAGCCTCCTTGACGGCCTCGTCAACGGTTTGATCGATGAACGTTTCCTGCGAACCTACGGTATGGCTGCCGGTTTGTTCGCTCATAAGAATCCTCCTTTTGTGTTGTCGAAGCCCTTGGCACGGGCAGTATTAAGGGGCTGCCGATGCGCTTCGACAGCCCCGTTTGGTTCTTGCGAAATGTCATTTCCTTTTCCGGGATTTCCCCGCCTTTTTCAGGGCGATTGCCACCGCCTGATCCTGCGGGTAGCCTTCACGCTTAAGCTTTCGGATGTTCTCGCTGATGACTTTCTGTGATTTGCCGCGTTTAAGGGGCAAAAGGAATCCCCCCTCTCATCGCTTGAATCGCTGCGTTTCGCTCGTTTTCACGCTCCTTTTGCGCCAATTTGGCAAGTTCAATCTGTTGCTGGCCGACCGTCTTCATGCGCTCATTGTCAAGGCGCATGGCGTCAAGCTGCATCTTGGCTTCGTTCATGCGGCCAAGTTGTTGCGAAACGTCTTGAAGTTGGGCGGAAAGTTGCTGATTTTGCTGTTGCAGCGCTCGGATCATCTGCATAATCTGCTGGTCGCGCTGCATCCGTTGTTCGATCACGTCAAACGGCTCAAGCCGCCCGTTGGCCACGGCAAACTTCAAGGCTTCCGCGTCGATCATCGGCATACCTGTTGCCGGATCAATCGTCTGGAACAGTTGGAATGCCGTATTGATCCAATATTGCCGGTCAAGCGGCTTCTCCACGCCGATTTTGACGTAAATGTCGAACTTCGGAACGTATTCCTCTTCGACCGGAATAACTTCGACCTCGCCGGTTTCGGAGTTCACGCGCTCAAAGGTTGTCGGGATGCGGCTGATGATCCGGCTTCTGCTGATGCTGACTTGTTTGCCTGTGACGCGCCCGATCCGTTCCGTGGTGTAGAACTGCGCCATGTTCGAAATATACTGCTCGAACACTTCCTGCAGGGCGTCTTCGATCAGTTGTGCAGCGATGGAAAGGCGCGTGTTCGCAGCACCGATAAGAGCCTTGGCCTGCTCTCCGCTTGTGACGCTCGGATTTGCTTGTCCCTGCGCGCTGTCAAAAATGCCGGTGATGCGCTGGAACATGTCGCGGTAGTAGTTCAGCATGTTGAAGACGGTTTGCGGGACGTTGACGCCTTGCAGTTCCCTTACGCCATCCAGACGTTGCACCTCAAGAAGTGCCCCCGGAAGGCTCCTGTCCCGTGCGAAACGTTCCTTCTTCGGAATGGCATCCGGCTCATAAAGGATGGCACTGTTGCCCTGCTTGGCCATCGTCTCCACGGCGATTTCCGCGAACTTGTTCAGCATGATTTGCGGCTTGATCATGTCACGCATCCAGCCCTTGCCCCACGGATTGTCCTCGTCCGGGAACAGCGTGCGCGCCACAATCGGATATTGGCCATGGTCGTAGACGTAGGATTTGTGCTCCAGAAACACACCGCTGACCGTAACGTAAATGCAATGTATCCCGTTCATGGTGCCGCGTGCTTTGGCAAGGCACTCCGACGGGTCTTTGCCCTCCGCAAGCTTCTCTTCGGCCATCTGCTCAAACAGTTCGCGGTCTTCTTTGGTCATGATCTTGGGTTTTCCGCGATACCAATACTCGATCAGGCCCGCCGTCTTGATGCTGCCGCTTCCTTCACCCGGAACACGATCCGCCGTAAAGCCGCGAATCGAGTATTCATCCTGATCAAAGATGAACACGTCCGCTTCGTCCTGGTCGGGTTGTACCTTTTTCCCCTGCTTTGGCCAGCGCTGGCGGAAGTATTCGATGGGCTTCCTGAAATGGAACATGTGCGCCGCGCCTTTTTGCAGGTCGATGAAGTCTCGAATACGCGGATCGGGGAAAAACGTCGCAAAATCCACCGGCAGGATGTCGTTTTGGCCGATGTACCGATACATTCCCGCGCCGCCTTCCACGGTCGGGTCGTAGATCACTTTGTAAATGAGCGGCCCATGGATGACCATTCTGCGGACCGCTCTAATGTGCTTCTGTTGGAATTTGATGCAGCGCAGTTCATACGGCATGTAGGCGTTAAGGTTGGCGGCTTTTTCCTCGTCGCTTGGCTCCTGCGGCTCAAATTCCGGGTATGGCTCCCAACTGCACAGTTTGGACGTGATGCTTTCGATGTAACTCCAGCAAAGATTGTCCACGCTGTTCGGGCGGAGTTTGGACACTTCTTCCGGCCTGAGCCCATGCCAGTGATCGCCACGGTAAAAACGCTGTTCCTGCCGCCAGATGGATTCGTATTTCTGGCGCTCGGCCTTGAAATACTGGTAGTCATTCAGCACCATGTCCACGAGTTTTTGTTGCTCCGGCGTGTTGATTGGCTCTTTTTCGGCGGTGTCACTGCCGCCGAATACGCCCGCAAACGCCTCTTTGGCTTTTTCTAGGATTGCGGCCACGAATTCACCCCCTCAAACAAAATGAGACGCGTTATTGCGCCTCATCCTCAACCTCTATGCCAGGATCATCGTAAAACGACATCGGCTTGCGTCTCGGCTTTTCCTCTTGCATCAACGTCTGATTGAACCGCTTGTATTCGCCGTAGTCCTTGGCCATCAGTTTTTCAGTCAGGTTGTCGATGGTCTTCTGCTGGCGCAGGATCACGGTCACGGAAAAGGCGATGATGACGATGATGGAGAAGCCGAAAAGGAAATTGATGCTCATAGGTTCACCTCACCAAAAGGATTGTGGCAACTGCTCATCTTCGTCTTCGTCGTAGTCGAAGCGGGCGCTCCGGCTTGGTTTCCTAGCATCATCACCCTTTCCCGCGATACTCCTTTGCATCACGCAAAAATACCGAATCGCATCCGGCGCGTGCGTCGCCTCGTGCGGCTCGGTATCGGCGTCATTCGGGTCATTTTCGTCTCGCCTTAGCTGCGGCAGGTACTTGATAAGATTGCGGCACGTGGAGAAGATTTTCAGCTTCGCCGTGCGTTTCACCTCTCCCGTCTGCTCATCCAATGTCTCATACGGCCTCAACCATTCCTTCATCGCCATCCAGCCGGAATGCCTGTCGTTCGACGACTTGACGAAGTAAATCCCGTGTTCACGAAAGATGTCCGTGGCGCTCTTGCCAGTGTCTTGCCGGCGATTCCAAAGGTCTGGCGGGGCGTATGTCGCCCGGATATGCTCATTCATCGGTGTAGCCTCGCGTATCCTGTGCGCAGCCTGGCTGATGATGAGATTCGGCTGGTGAACCTCGCGGTACACATAGGCTGTGCCCTGCGGGTCAATCGCAATCCAGTAGCACGCCAGCATGTCCAAGCCGTAGTCAAGTGTGCGATACCGTTGCCAATGCGCCGGTATCTCGAACGGCTCAACCACGTGGACAAGCGGGTCGAATTCGGGGAAGAATGCCCCTTCGCCACCGGAGAACGCATCCTCGGGCGTCGCCGGGTACTCCTGCCGGTACGACAGCGGCAAGTCACGCTTCGTCTGCTCATACCAGGCCGGCGTCCGACGCGGATCGGTCCACCACGGCAGAAAGATGGGATGGAAGCTGTTTTTGCCCTCCACCGCCGCGTTCCAAATCTCTTCAAACAACGTCCCCCGCAATCCCGTCGATATGCCGATGACTTTACCGCCGGTCGGACGGTTAACGGTCGGGTACGCCGCAGTCCAAATTTCCCGCGCCCACTGTTGGAACGCCCATTCGTCGATGATGACGAGGTTTGCGGTAAATGACCGCCCTGCGTCTCGTGACGCAGCCATTGCGACAAACCTCGATGTCTCCTGCCCGTCGTGGTAAAACTGGATGGATAGCGACGTCGCCTCGTATGTCGTATGAAACCGCTCCTTCGGACTGTGCGGGCGCACCATCCAGTCCGGCAGGTTACGAAGCAGGAATTCCAGGCGGCGCACAAGCTCTTTGGCGTCGTCCTCTTTTTTGGAAAGGCCCACAACCGTAAATCCCGGAAAAAACATCATGCCATGTAGCGCAAAGACGAGCGCAAGCCACGTCAGACCCATTTGGCGAGCCTTTAGCACAATGTTAAGCCGGTGCTCCTGGAAGGCCCGTAGCGCCTCTTTCTGCCCGTCCCAAAGGTGGAATAACTCGCGTTGCTCCGGCACGTCCTTGTTCTCGATATAGCAGTAGTTTTCGACGAAGTAAAAGATGTCCTTCTTCGCACGCTCGCGGCGCACTTCTTCGAGCGTAAACGGTATTTCCAGCGCCTTTTTTCTCGGCCTCCCCCGGCGCTTGGTGGCGGTGGTCATGCCCGCGCCTCCTTCCGCTTCTTTAGCCACGTTTTCCGGCGAAGCAGTCGTCCGTATTCCGCGCCGGGTTCAAGCCACAACTTCCACGGCAACAGTATTTTGCGCCGTTCCAGCGGATCGGCATTGATAACCAGCCGGCACAGCGTGGCGTTTATGCGGTTTCGGTCGCCCTTGAAAATCAGTTCCGGATTCAGGTAAAGCGGGCGTTCTTCGATCACGCGCCCGTGCCGTTTGACTTGCTGTAGTTGGTTCCCGTCGATGAACTCAAAAAT